GATCTTCACTCGTGACGATCTTATGTCTTGTCTGGAGGTCAGCATTCACGTACTCATGGAGTTCGTCTGCTATCTTCCTGAGCCTGGTATTGATGTCGTTGTCCGGTGGGAGGGTGGAGGCGATATGATGTAGGTCGATCACTGCTTGTTGTAGGTTCTTCATGATACGAGGTACTCCTCTATGATGTATAGGATGGCTGTGAAGGCGAGGATGACATAGATCCAGTTATATTCCTCGAGGTGGTCGATCATAGTGCGAGGATCCCAACATGCACGCCGTTGTTATCTGAGAGGACTTTCCTCGAGATGTCTGCGTATACCTTACTCGTGAGGGGTGTCATGCCTTGCTTGCTACGTGATAGCTTATACACTGTGCCGTCACGGGTCGTACACTCGAGGTAGTCGTCTCGATCCTCTGTCCTATCGATGATGTGTGATAGTTCCCAGTTCTCGTCATCACCATGGAGCACCTTCGTGAAGGCATTATAGTCCTTCGTCCATTCCAATATTACCCACCTCTTCGCTACGACCATCACCAACCTCCTGAGTCTGAATGTCGTAGGAGGTATTCATACACCTCCCACGGGTTATCTGTAAATATGACGCTCGGCTTCTGTAAGTCCCAATGCTTGTTCGGGCTGTGCCACCACCTCTCAGCCAGTCCTTCGTTGCTTGCTAACATGGATGTGAGGAGCACATCGCACCTTGCCTTGATCTGTTCGTGTGTTAAGTTCTTCTTCACTTTACTTCCTGCCAATCGTCATCGTCTCTGAAATCTTCAACTTCTGGCTCGAAGGGTAGTACATACCAATCATCTTCTTGTAGGACGTACTCACCAGCATCTCGCTTCTTATTATCCTCTACTCGTCTTGCTGCGTCACGTACGAGCTTCTTTGTATCTGCTATGCCCTCGGGCGTCTGCTTGTATTCCTTCGCTACCTGTGATAGCTTCTCACGAGTGGTGACCTTCACCTCTCGATGGGAGTTCGAGCATGCCTGAGAGCAGAAAGGCCCACGCTTTCGATGGACCTTCCCACACTCGAGACATGATTTTTCTCGATATACTCCGGGCAATTACGCCTCTTTTGCTAGCTTACTGAAGTATGAGAGTGTGTCGTCATCTTCGTCGTCGCCAGCCACTGCAGGAGCGAATGCACTCGCTGCTGACTTACCTGCTGATGGTGCCGCACGCGTCTCATCAAGTTCAACGTGCTCTGCTGTAGTGCGTGGTGCGGATCCACCGAGCACTCGTTCGAGCTTTGCTTTGAGTTCATCATAGGACTTGTATGTCTTAGGATCTGTGAACTCCTTGAGTGAGTAACACTTGTTGTAGATTGATTCGAGTTCACCTTCATCTCCGTTCGCCACAGGTGTGGGTTTATCAAACTCAGACTTATCGTAGTTACGATAGCCTTCAACGTTGCGGATCTTCAACTTAAAGTTAGCGCCTTCCCATAGATCAAATGGGTTGATAGGCTGCTCATCTTGAAACTGAGGCTGCATGACATCCATCATCTTGTCATAGATCTTCTTACCGTATTGGAAGAGGAATACCTTACCTTCGTTTTCAGGGTGTGCAGGGTCTGATACAACAAGGATGTTAGACACATAGTGAAGGCGACGCTTCTGTTTACGTGCGATGTCCTTATCAGATTCCAAACCCGAGTTCCAAAGCTTGGAGTTCAGTTCAGATACTGGATCTTGACCGCCGATCGATGTGAGAGACTTCTCGATGTACCAACCACCAGGACCTTGAAAGCCGTGGTCCCAGTATCGGGCCCAAGGATAATCATCACCTTGTGGTGCGGGGAGGAAACGAATGACAGCGAAGCCGTTACCAGCTTTGTCGACCTCTGGTTTCCACATGCGATTGTCTTCGTAGGATTGTTGTTGCTGACCACCGCCGACTTTTTCTGCGGCTGCAACGAGTTTGTTGATCTCGCTTGCACGAGACGCTTTGAGATTTGCTAATGACATAATTTATGTTCCTTTATATAGCAGTGTTTAACATTGTATGGAATAACTATTATACCACATTTGCACTCTCTTGTAAACAGTCTTTGAGTGCATCCTTGATAGATTCGTTATTCACCGTAATAAACGGGTTGTACTTACGTATCTTCAATGAGAGGTCAGGCCACATGATGGGATCTGATATCTCTTTGTCGAACTTAGGCATAAACCCGATATATCGATTAAGGACGATGAAAGTCTCGAGTGGCATCTCGCCTTGAAGTAACATCTTGACGAGTAATGGATGTTGTCCATTGTCTACCACAAACAGACTCTTAAAGTCATTGTTCGATATAATCTTATCTATATCAGTTTTAAACCGATATGTGAAGGACTCCATGAGTGCCTTATATTGTTTATAAGTCTCATCTGAACCTTCTTCATTTAAGTTGCCTATCCACTTTGTACCGTGGTGGGCAAAATTACATCCATAAAAAAACTTCAACTCGCTAAGCGGGTATTTTCGTACCAACTTAGCGAAGAAGTGTTTATCACGTCGTGCGAAGAATGATTTTGGCGTAACGCTCGTCTTGCCATTATATTTAAAATAGTCATACGTCTTCGACTCGAAGTGTAGCTTGCATGCTACATAAATCTTATAGGCGTCGTATGGATCACTCGAACGTAAGCTCATTCTTCTTCTTTAAATAACCAAGATTCATCCCCTCGGCTTCAAGCTTTGCCTTGATAGGATTACTCAATAATTTTGCAATGTCTTCTGGATCGATCTGTCTCTCTTTACAAACATCTAAGATCGTATCGAGGTAACTAGATCTCTTCTCAACCACCAATCGTTCTATAAGCTCGCTAAACGATTTTTTGGTGTACATGCCTTCGGGTTGCTCTGACATTTTTCATTCACTTTATAATATATGTGGCTACCGATAGAGGTTATCTTCTCTAACGAGTGCCAACCTGGGTTAACGTAATGCGCATGATAAAACGTTGCGCCCTGTGTGACGTCTACCTTGTTTTGATAGTACATCGTCAGTGCCTTCTTCACAGATGCCAATGATTCTTGCCATCCTGCTGCTTCATAGTTGGGTATTGCACCCATCAATTTCTTATCACATGTCCATGAGAATTGGCATGTGGTCTTATGTGTCTCTTGATTCTTGTTCTTTTGATACACGATCTCGCATGTATCTTTTGGGAACTTAGGATCTTTCAAGCGATTTAGTACTACGTGTGTTACGGCGATCTGAGACATCTGTGAATCGCCTTTCGCTTCATAATATGCATTTCTTGTTAAACAATATACATCTTGCTCATTTAGTGGTATCGGGTTGATTGTTGCCGATAGCCACGTTGTGATCGCGACTAATATATCTGTCATTTATTTACCTTTAAAATTATCGTATCTTCGTTGATCCGTCCATTCGGTTCTTTAGGTTTCGTTGTGAGCGAAGCAAAAGATTTGGCTGCTTTCGTTTTTGAAGACGACAGCACCTCTGATAACATTTCTTCAGGTTTTCGCAGTGTGCGAGATTGGGATTCTGTAGTGTTGAACTTAGTAAGGGAAGTGCCCTTGATTTCAAACCCAAGACCTGACTCAGCGATAAATCGTGTAAGTGTTTTGTACTTAACATTGTAAGTCCATAACTCTGTAGCACCAATTATCAGAGACGGATTGATCGAAACTAGTTTATGCTCGGGCGACTCCTTTAAGTATTTGAGTTTCGAGATTTGTTTCTCGACCGATACGGGTTTTTTTGTACGGGTTTTGCGAACCGTTTTGGTGTTAGTCCCAAAGCGCTGAGCATCCGCAATAATACCCTCGAACCATGTTATAAATTCTTTCTTACGTTTTGGCGTCAGATGAGAATAACCCTCCACTAACTGAGGATCTATCTTATCTATACTCCCCTGCATCTCGTCCCGATGCTTTTCCGCCCACATTATGACAAACTTTGCGCTTTGGGCAGGTAAAATAGCTGCTTTCATAGCTTCATATACGTCAATTGACGGTGATTTACCTCTGATCCACTCATCAAGCATATCCTCGAGATCGCCTAATACGGTCTCATTGACTTTGTTTTTGATACGATCTTGTATGCTGATGACTGGTGCTTTAGCAGCCTTTACTTCTTCTTTGAGATCATCTTCGACCTTCACTTTGCCAAGTCGAAGCATGTCATCGATGTACCTTCTTATCTTGACATATTCATCATCACGAAGATCAAGGCCACGGCTACGCATCCGCAAAAGACTTCCAAGTGTGTTTGTACAAGCCCAATCAGGCGATACGCGTAGTAAGTCAAGTGACTCTTTATCGAAGTGTAAGTCGTCTTTAGCATATTTGATTACGTCCTTTTTAAAGTGTGTTGCCCAATTAAAATAATTATAAAAGTGAAAGGCTTTAGCCATCTGCACGACACGGTCAGAGTCATCTTTGAATACCACACCAGTAAACGATGGTTCGGGACCAGTATACTTCTCGTCTAACGATAATGAATTGGTTACACGTTTCTTTGGTGGTTTAAAGGTCTTGCCGTTGATCTTGACAGTGGCCATAGAAATCCTCTCATATTAATAATTATTATTATACATCAACGAGATACTATTGTACATGCTTAACGTCAGCAATTGTGAATGATCTCCAACCTTGTTTATCTGTGTCGAATACTGCAAGCGTGTTATCATTTCGTGCAGTCGTACTAGAATTTTTTGGTCGATGCTCTGTTGGAATACTTGATTCATTAAGCGTACAATTCATCGTACGCTCTGTGCCATCTTTCTTTGTAAAGACGACCGTGATGATTTGATTTTGTGCTAATTGTTTAATCTGTTCGCGTGTGTACTGTGTCATGTTCTTTCCTAAAATAGATTGTACCGGTATCATTGATAGTAACGGTAAATTTGTCACCTTCTTTAAGTTGAAGACTCGAAGCCCTCAATTCTTTGTCCATTTGAATGGATCCGTCGGGCAACAACGTGAAAAAATAGTCGACGAAGACTGTCATAGAAATCTCCAAAAGGTAAAAGCCGCTTACTCTATGCGGCAACCTATTTAGCCAGACTCTCCCGAGTGTGGTGGTTAGAAGTTATGTATTAGACTTAGATTAGTCTAATGTGTTACGCATTGATCCGAGACCGAACTCGCTGCGTAACGAATGCACATCTTCGTATGACACTGAGTCATCGAATGCACCTGTACCGATATCGCTATCTTCCTTAGCAGACTTACTAACTTTCGCTACGACTGCTTTTGGTGCTTTCGTTGGTGTAGTATTTACACGACCGACAGATGCTTTAGTTGATTTGATCTTAGGTTGCTTTGACTTAACGATGCTTGCTGCAGTCGCTTCAGGTGTACCTTTGATCAATGCACCTTTCGTAGGCATTTTATATACGCCTTTCGACACTTTGTTAGTGAAGAAGTAGAAAGGATAGTCATTGCCATTACGAGGATTTAGACCAAGTTGACGCATGACTTTAACAGCGTCTTTCCACAAGAATGTGGCGCCAGACTTTACTTGAGGGAATTCTGAATAGAATTTATCCTCGAACTTTTTTACAAATGCTGCGTCATAGACGCGTGCTTTACGACCCATAATAAATTACTCCATATCAATGTTAAATTTAAACCCGTTGCCAACTGCAGAGAATTCTGCACGTTGACATATACCATTATACCCTATTTTTCTTGCTTTGTACATAGGGCCCCCTAAAAATATTTTTTCTCGCTCAGGGATAACGAGGCCCACATCATTAGCAGTAAACCGATGATTGCGAGTCCAATCTGATACCATATGTCCGATGGATCACCATGTTCCATGCCACCTACAGCACCAAATACGAATAAAAAACCTATGATAAATCTGATCATTAGTATATCACTCCTGTCCATGTCAAATTAAATTCACCTTCACATACGTTACCACGAGCAAAGTTTGTTGCTGGTGCTCTCCAACTTGCTGCTTTGAGGATATCACCAACTTTGAAACCTTTTGTTGGTTTAGCAACTACGAAGAACTTAACACTACCATCAGCAGCAACTTTGATATAGTTACGACCTTTTTCAACTCGTGTGGTGTCAATAAACTTCGCTACTTGTTCGCGAGCAAATTCTTTACGACTATGATTGTCATCTGCGCGGTCTTTGTACAAGTTGATGTATGACTGCTGCATAACTTCGACTGCCTTTGTCACACCTTCGTCTAACGTATACTTCATGATGTATTGTCCTTTTGTCATTTGATGTAACCATTATACCGCAGTTTCCTGCATTTGTACATAGGCCCCCCTAAAAATAATTCGCTATTTTTACCTGGTGAAACGCATAAAAAAAGCCAATGAAATCATTGGCTTACACGGACGGGATTGGACTTGGGAGACAGGCCCCTGGCCCCCTAAATTTTATGAATACTGTCTAATTTTGCTCTAAATGCCTTAACTTTTACTGTACGATCTGGCCAGTGAATGTATGCCTTCTCAGGATTTTGCTCTAAGTTCTTGAGTAGTGGTTCTATCGTTGCACGTAATGAATTTAGTTTCGTACGTAGTGCTTCAGCTTCAGATGATGTTGCTTCTACTTGTGCTGTGACTGTCTGTACTGCCTCGAGTTCTTCTTCGTCGACTGCTGTGAATCCAAAGTCAAAGTCAATTTCTTGTATCTGATTCTTTGATGGTGTTGCGCTCATAGTAAATCCTTTAATTGTGTGCCTTCTATTGTATTATGCACTGTTATGTTGTATGTCTTATATGGTTGCCACTTCTCTCGCCAATGTATGTATAAGTCGTGTTGTTGACGATCTCTAGTTATGATAGCATCTGTCATAGTTTCTTGTGTATCTGCCCAAATTGAATCACATCCCCATAGGTGTATTTCATCGTATCCGTTATCCAAAGCCCATTGAGTGGCGATATGCCCTGCGCTTGTATATTTTTCAAGGTATGGCACTTTCCAAAGTACTTCGAACTCATGTTCTATGTTCTTATGCTTTATGCCATTCATCGCATATTGTGATGTGATGATTGGTTTACCTTGAAAAGACTGTCTGTTACCAAGATATATGTGGAATGGCCTCACATCTAATACAACGCTTACATCGACCGGGTGCTGTTGAAAATTACAGCCTATAACGTATCCTTCTTGAGGTTGATATAGATTAATTGATGGTCCATTGCCCAATACGTGCGCTTTCATATGCTTTTATTTATAAATAACACCAGATCCTATAACAACACAACTATAAAACGGATCACTAATGGAATACTTCAAGTTAGTAGCTGAATTGGGTTTCCCTATAGCTGCCGCAATAGCAGCTGGGTATTTTGTCTTTCTTACATTAAAGTTTATCTTAGCTGGTGTTACGTCATCTGTAAAAAGTATGATGGGGATAATTACTGCTCTTGATAAACGTGTCGCAGCCATGAACCATGATGTCATACGTATTGACAC